ACAAAACTTTTCTTTCCGAGTTCTCTAAATAACACTCTTTTCTTAATTTCTCTATATCTTCCCAATTGTTTATATAGAATATTTCTGACCATTTTTTCTGAAGACCATAAGATATATTAGTTATATTATCGTTTTCATCTTTAACTATACCTATATCTAGATTCAGCGATTCGCCAGCCTGCTCTATTATAAAGTTTTCTCCCTCTATATTGGCTATTATTTCCGGATATATAAGTAGAGAACTATTTATAATTAGAATAGAATCATTATCTATCATATCCAAACACATTTTTAAGCCTTCTACATTTGTAGAATCGCTTGTTTTATTGTTAATCAGCTTTATATTTTCCCCTCTGTAATTTTGCTTGATATAGTTAGAAACATCTTTTCCATCTAAATTCGAGCAAAGTATTATTTCAGAGGATTTATCAAACATAGTCCTTATGCATTTTATTTGTATATCTAATAGTTTGTTTTTACCCAAATTTATTAAAGATACTGGTTCGGTCACATTTGTACTATTGTCATATAAAAGAATTACAGAAGGGTTTCTGTTCTTAACTTTCTTTCTTTTTATTTGTGTTGTACTCATATACTCACATGATCTTCTTTAAGAGATAGTAAATATTCTATAGCATTTACTTCAAAACATGTAGTTTCAAAAAACTTACAGAACGATAAGAAATTATATCTTGAATCAGTAATACAGGCGAATCGTTCTTTATTTATTAGTTTTAGTACCGCCACATCCCTAAGATATGTTATATCTGATGGATATTTTAACTGCATAACAATAAAAAGTAAACAGTTTGAAGTCTTTATAATTCTATCCATTTCAAAATCTATATCTTTTTTTTCTACAAAATCAACCTCTATTTTGATATCTTCACAATATTCATTTACAATATTCATAAAGTAATTAGCTTTAGTATACGGGGCTATTATGTGATATTTAATATTAGGATTAAAACAGATAGATTTGCTGAAATTATCTTCATTAAAATCGAATCCATCAAACATTACTACTGTACTAACTATTTCATCAAAATTATCTTTTAACTGAGCAGTCAAGTAAAAATCCTCCTACTTTCTTAATATAATCTATTTTCATATTATTCTTATTCAAAATAGAATAAAAATCTAAAGCCTTTGGAACAAAATTAATATTTCCTATTATTTCGTTTAATGTATTTATTGAATCATTTAGTGCCGCACTATTCTTATTTACTAATAGAGTTTCTGCTAAACATATTACAAATCTGATACAACCACCCATCCTTATTTTTGAACAAATAAAATTAAATGATTGTTCGAAGGTGTCTTTCGTGAAGGAATTAGGATAGCCGTACATAATTAATTCTTCAATACTATTGTCGGGTTCCATATCCAACATTTTTATATCTTTTATTATTTTGTATCCATCTATTATTTTACCTTGTTCCGATGGTAACAGTAATTGTATTTTCATAATGTTTCCTTTATTTGTCTTAAAAGTTGGTTCCAATTATCTACGAAATTTTTTACCGAGTATTGTTCTCCCGTTATAGCCTGGGAAGAATATTCTGAGATATGAGTAAGAAGACCACTATTTGATAGTAGATTGTTTATTTTATGAATTTCTTCTTTATTACTATAAATGTAACCATTGACTCCATGACATATTATGCTGTTTTTTACCTTAGATATTGTGGGGCAACCACAAGACATAGCCTCTAGCATTTCGTATGTCATTAATTCGCTATCATCTAAATAACACCTTGATTCATTATATAGGGTCCTTCTATGCTCACTAGTCTGTGGAATCACCGTATTTTCTGACCATTCGCTTATATTATTTTCATTCTTAAACTTAGTAGAGAACGTTAGAGTTTCCTTCCTTCTGTATTTACTAGTATTTGTAAAATAATCCCTATCAACGCACTTATTAATGTAAACTATATTAAAATAGTTATTCTTCATAGCTAGTTCTTCCAGGGTTTTGTCTGAACATACGTTAATATCAAAATTCCCCAATAATTCTTTATCGTGGCAGCCCACAAGTATAGGATTATTACCTAACGAAGCTTTAATGTTGTTTGCTATAGGAATATCTTCATTGTTAAAAACTATTACAAAATCTATCTCGATAGGTATTGTATTCCTTATCAGTTTATACATACCATCATTATCAGCACAAAATATATTAGAATTGTTATTTTGCTTTGTTTCTAATACAAAAATATTAGCGTCTAATTTAGATAGGTAAATGTGCTGTGGGATGTACCTGTTAAATAGTAATATATTGGGTTTGTAGTCTGTACTAATCCATCTTTTCATTTTAAAAGCTCTCTCTTTATATTTTGCCCTAATTCTTCTATTGAATAATGATCTATATTAGGTTCTTTTTTTGATCCGAATATATATGAAACTAACATAAATTCTTGTAGGGATTTTATATTATATCTTCTACCATAATTGCCATTATCTATACCAAGTAATGGATAATCAAGCCCTATACTAGAAGATGTATTCATAGTTACATTACCAAATCCTTTAGCATCTATTTCATTATAGTCTTCACCGATATCTATAGAAGTATTTACGAAACAATCGCAATTTTGGTGAAGAGAAGCTAAATGTTCATCTTCCATATTGCCGCAAAGTATTATTTCTTTAGGATAGTCTTTTTTGCCGCATTTAATTTTTATAGACTCTGCCATTCCATTTATGTGGTTAAATAATTCCTTTTCTTTACCATTTTGAAGAATCCTAGCCTTTATTATTAAACATACTTGATCGTCTACATCAAATGTTGTATAAAAAGCTATAAATAAATCTTCTACATACTTTTTATTTGATGAATAGTTCATAACGGTATAAAATTTATATGTGTGATCTAAGCCCCTTATATTCATTGGGGCGTACTGCTTTTCATAATATGCTTTTGGCTTAAAACATGGCTTTAGACAGTTAAACTTTAATTTAGGGTTATAAGACCATAGTTCTGTCATTCTACGAGTAAGTTCTTCATCATAAAATTTTGTAGAGGGGCAGTCTATGATACCTATATTTTTCTTATACATATCAGACCCAATCATTTGGTCGTTATCAACATGTTGTATACAATGTGTTATATCTTTTATTGGTTTATTTAGATATTGTAATACTAATGGATTAACATTTTCTGTACTTAAACTTCTACATACAATATTTACGTCATTCTTTGCTAAACCTATTACATTATTAGTAGCACTTGTATTTCTCTTTGACGGTCTACCAAAATCACTTATATACAATACGTTCATTTCTGATTCTGACATAATTTCTCAAACCTTTGATTTTCCCAGTAATTGATTTTGTTTCTTATATTTAACATATCCTGATACGCTTCCTTTGGTCCGAATGGTATCATTTGTCTTCTTCCATCAAAAGCGGCAGAACTCTCATTCAGGTATAAACCACCTACTGTACCATTTTTGTAGCCATAAGTCAAGTCCCGAACAAGTCTACTTTCAAAAAAAGTGTTTAGTTTTTCTGGTTGACCTAGAACATTTATGATAAGCCACTTGGTTAGTTGAGATGGAACAACCTTTTCTAGTTGCGGATCATATTGTTGTGGAGTAAACATCTTCGGCCTAGATAGCCACGTTGCCCTCTCGTCTTTTAATTCTAAAGAATCAAAGTGCTTCATAAGGTTTCCAGCCGATATTTCTATAGAATAATACTTATTAAAATTATTAAGTGTCTCTTTCTTTATTCGAGATATTTCTACACTATCTTTATTAAAGAATTCTTCAAAAAATTTGCAAGTTTTTATATTATCTGGAACCGCCCTCATACATCCAGTTTCAAGTTCTTTATAATAGGATTTAGGTTCTAATCTATATCCATCAATATTATCTAATATACTAGTCATAGCAGAATAATTTATTGCACATATAGGTATTCCACATGCTGCGGCTTCTATTAGTGGTATTCCAAATCCTTCGCTATTAGCATATTGTACATATAAATCTAGTGAGTTATGGATATTAGCCAAATCTTCTATAGTAACACCATTTTTTACTCCGCATAATTGTCCCGAAAGTTGGTTTGTATCTGGGGATATAGCTCTAACACCTTTATATGTACTAGCAAATACTCTATTAGTATGTAAACATTTATAACTAAATAGTACATTAGAAGCTATTTTATGTTCTTGTAATAACTCTGGTATATCCCAACCTAAATCTGGAAAGCCTGTATGACAATAAAGAAAATAATTAGAAGGGTTTTCTATTCTATTTAGAAACATTCTAAAAGCACTAAACAAATCCGGAAATAGTTTTCGTCTTTGATTTCGCATAACTGTTCCGATTAGTTTTATATCTTTATCTATACCAAGTCTTGATCTAGCGATTTGTTGAGGAATAGGGCAAAATACATCATCAACCGTTGGTGAAGCTGTACCTACATAGTTTATTGTGCCATTAGATTGTTTATTTAAAACCTCTCCAGCCCATTCAGAATATGAAAAAATTAAATCTGCATTTTTATACATATCTACCCAATGTCTAGCTTGAGGATAAGCATCAACAGTTGGCATTAGAGCAAACTTATAATACTCCCTAAATGGAGAAGATTCGATGAACGATACCATCCAATAATCACGTATATCAAAGACTATATCTGGCTTAAAATCTAGACAAACGTTCTCAAAGATATATGAACCAAAAGCATGTATCGCATCTGAATTATATCTTTCCATTTCCTCTTGGCTATCTGGTTGAACCCCATAGTATTTCCAGGGTAATTTTAAACCCCTTGGGTCACTACGATCACCATAAGCCGCCATTTCAGCTAATTCGTACTTATTTGTTTTATGTAAATATTCGAGCATCCTTCTAGTATAATTGGCGTATCCAGTACTAAGAAAAGAAGCCTCTGAACAAAAAAGTATTCTCTTTTTTCTCATTCTTGTATTTCCCTTATATCTTTAACTATAAATGAATTGTTTTTTATATCTCCAATCATAAGAATATTATTTCCCTCAAATATAGAAAACCTATGTTCTTCTCTCACATCTGGAAATACAACTATATTGTCGGCTTCTCCTGTATCATCCTTCACCGAAAGAAAACACATTTCCCGCCCTTTATTAACCCCTTCTTTTTTAATTGTATGAGTGTTTATTCTTGATATACAACAAGATAATCTTACACCCTGACAATTTCCCCTATTTGCTATTTCTTCACATGTACAGTTAGCTACCATTTGCGAAGGCATATTGTATTTGTCTATAGATAGGCATACCCCCATCATCTTTTCTTCTTCATCTATAAGCCAACTTGGATCATCTACATCTAAATCATAAGGCGGATTCTCCAATAGAAGTATCTCACTAGTTATAGCCGCCCTTCTATTCTCTGTACTAGTTCCGCCACCATTTTTCTTCGCAGGTTTCAAGTCCATCAAGCACGATATTAAATCCCCCCATTTTTTTTGTTCAAAATTCTCATTTATCCACTTTATTTCGCCCTCTTTTAGTTTACTATATATACCGTATTCATAAAGGCATCTTGTTCTAGTTAGTTTCTTATCTAGACACTGGAAAAACCCTATTGAACATAGGGCTTTGAAGGCTGTAGATTTCATATTCTTAGATAATAAAACTAGTATTTCCATCCAGGTTGGATTTTTGTTAATACCTTTTAGCTTGTTTATTTCCGCTATTGCTTTATCACCATCTACACCTGTCAGCGATTTCACGTATTTCAATCCAAAATCTATAGAATTAGTTTTTCTATCTATTTTGAAAGTTTCATCGAACTTGTTAAAATCACATAAATTTACAGTTATACCAAATGTCTTAGCCTCTGATACTAGTTGTTCTATTTCTTCATGCATATCCTGTTTTTCGTTTGCAAACTCTAGGTAAGCACAAAAAAAGTCAAGTGGATACATGTATTTGGCATAAGCTGTAAGTAAGGCGGTTTTAGCATAGGAGTATGCGTGGGAATTACTTGTGGCTATACCATTTCCATAAAACAAATGTTCTTTAGAATCAACTTCTATATCTACAGACCTTCTTTTACCTATACTTTTAACGCCAATAATTCTTCTAGCTTGCATATTATCTCTTCTCTATTTTGTATTATGTCATTTTCCCAAAATCTTACAAGTTTTAAATTATGTTTTAAACAATAATTATTTTTACTTATATCTCTAGCCCAATTAATTTTTTGAGACTTTGTTTTTGGTCCATCTGGATAAAATTTAGGATTAGAATGCCAATAGTCTCCATCTACTTCTATATATAGATTATAATCGTTTAAATAAAAATCAAAAGACCAATATTCTATTATTTTTTCTTCCTCGTATTTCAATCCAAATTGTTCTATAATAGATTTTAATGCTTGATGTGGTATTGTATTTGTTTTCGCAAAACTTCCATTTTTTATTCTTTCTAAAGTCCTATATCTCATTCTAATTTTTTCTCCTTGTGAATGAGTTCTGCCTGTATGACCATGTATCAATCTTTTTTTCGCCGAATCTGACTGTTTTAATTTTACATGTTCGGGAGTTATTCTACCTTTAGCCCTTTCTGAATTTTCTCTTATAATAACATCATTATATTTATTTTTACCTTTATTCCAAGGTTGTTTTCCATACATCGGATTATTTTCACCTAATCTACTAATCTTAGCTTCTTTAGACCATTTTATTACGCCATTATTTCTACCACAAGACATTTTCGACCAACTAAAATTTGATCCTCTTTTTATTATTTTTAAGTCTTTATTACAAATCCCGCATAAACATTTTTTTAATTCTAACCCACAATATTTAGTAAAATATTCTACAAGGCTTATATTTTTAGAATCAAGATATTTTTCAAAAACTTCTGTGTAATATATACCGCTTCCACCATATATTTTAGAAAGTTCTTGTATTTTTTTATTATCTATTTTAGATATATGCCATAATTTTTTATCTATAATCATTGGTATGCCTCATATTAAGTTAAAGCCATACTATTCTATACACATTATTTTATAATTATATAGTATAATTTCAGATAAAGGTCTTTTAATTTCATCTTCACATAAAAATCTATGATCTAATGAACATATAATAGTATATCCTTCTTCAACTTCTACTTCGTACAATTCTTTTTCGCCAGATTCAAAGAAATTTAAAACTTCTACAAACTTATCTCCATCTTCTGTAGGACAAAGTATTTTTTCCCCAATACTTAATTCATCTAATGTTTTAATTTCTCCACGATCTGTTTCTACGAATGTGTTTGGGTCTAAACATGCATTAAATTGATATCTTGCACTTTTCTCGATAATCTCAAATATCTCTAAACCTTTTTCTCTAGAAACCATACCAGTCTTTTCGCAGCCATCTACAAATTTAGATTTTAGTTTTTCCATAAGGTCTACTTTTTTCTTACCAATAGCTTTTCTTAATTTATCAGCTTCTATATCTGTAAATCCAGCTATCTTTTTAGATATTTGCATAGTTTGTTCTTGATATAACATAAGACCCAATGTAGGCTCTAATATATCTTTACATGAGTCGTGAATGTATGTAATTGGCTCACGTTTATGTGCTCTATCAATATAGTGCTGTGTTATAGACTTGTCTTCTATTAGAGCCTTTAACGATCCTGGTCTAAGAATGCTTACTAAAGCAGAAAGTTGTTCTAGGTTTTTTGGTTCAAGTTTTCTAGACCAACTCTTACCAAGATTGCTTTCTAATTGGAATATACCTTTAGTTTTACCATTAGCAAAAAGGTCCCATACTCCACTGACACTTTCTATGTTATCATTCCACATACAATTTTCCATTTGCGAATGCTCCTGGTAGTTTTTGTGATAAAAGTTTTTGATACAACTCTCTTTGAGTTTTCATAAATAATATAAGTAAATTAGCAGTATCTTTAACGTCTTTTAGAGCGTCGTGTGCATTTTCTTTAGATAATCCGGTTATTTCCCTTATTTTATCTAAACTAACAGATTTAATATCTGGGTCGCTCTCTGTCCATGAATAAACCAAGTCCATAACATCTATCTTAAAAATTGGACTAAATATATTCTGTCTGCCAGTTTTATCTACATTACCAAATTGTTGACATAGCCTATTTATAATTGGCATATCGAAGTTTATTATATTATATCCACAAGGGATAGGGGCGAACCAAGTTGTTTTATTAAAATTGAATTTATTTACAAAATCGACGAATTTGGGCCAAACATATTTCATTTCTGGGGCCTTAGAAATGTTTTCTCTAGTTTTTCCAGTAACTTTTAATGCACCCTCTTGTATAGGTTCTAAGCCTAGTTCTATAGCTTTTTCATCATCTGTTTCTGCAAATACTTCAGAATTAAAAGAACCTTTAAGCTTAAAACTTCTACCATCTAAGGCTATTGCTGCTATTTGTGTAATTTGACAAGTATATGGATTAGCACTACCAGTTTCCATATCGAATATAATTAAATCTTTAGGCATTTATTGTTCCTTTATTACATACATTCTATATTTTATGATTTTGTTACCTAGTAAACCAGTTTGGTAATGCTTATCAGTAGAAACTACTTTATATACATTTCCATGAATATCATAATACTCTTTATCTACTTTGAAATCTTCCTTAGTTATAATATCTATAATAATACCATCAGTACTTATCGCAAAGAATGTCATATTTAAATCATCACCATTCTTATCAAATATGGTTTCATACTTATTTTGGATATTAAAAGGTTCTAATATTGGACCATAACTCCAAACACCAGATGTATGAAATGGATTAGTCTTTTGCAAGTTCTTCAATCCTCATTAATTTGCTTAATACTGAAACCCCAAGTATATCTAACTTCACTAAACTTAAATCCTCTAACGGCCCCATTTCCATTTGTGCGATTCCGTCTATAATTGGGCATATATTAATCAACGCCTCTTGAGATATAACTATTCCAGCGGCATGTGTGCCCATATTCTTATAAGTACCCTCAAGTTTTATAGCCTGAGCAAATTGTTCTGCATAATCGCCTGTTAATTTATCTTCATTTATAGCACAAAATGGTTCAAGTTCAGATTTCTTGTGTATTAAAGCCCATCTTATGATACTTCTTTCATCTTCATCCATTTTCTTTAATTCGTCTGATATAGCCGCTTCATCTGGAATATGTTTTGTCATTGCATTCATTTCTGAAAAGCCGCAAGACTCATTAACCCTTAATACTTCCTTCAAAACGCTTCTTCCCTGTAATCGGCTAAATGTAGATATTTGAGCTACATTATCTTTCCCGTACTTGTTTACCACATAGTCTATAATTTCATCTCTTTTACAAGATGGAACGTCAAGATCAATATCTGGAAGAGATACGTTCCCCTCTGTATTTCTAGCCTCAGAATAGAACCTTTCAAACAAAAGATTATATTTTATGGGGTCTAGTTTGGTTATATCCATAAGGTATGATATCAAACAACCTGCCGCAGAACCTCTACCAACCCCTGTTAGGAATCCTTTAGAATTAGCATACTTAATGATATCATAAACAATAAGAAAATATCCAAACAAATTAGCTTCTTTAATAACTGAAAATTCATGCTGAAATCTTCTAAGATATTCATCTTTCTGTGCTGTGCTCTTTAAAATTGGTGTTATCTTTTTGGTCCAACCTTCTCTGCAAATATCCTTTAGAAATTCTTCCTCAGTTTTTCCACTAGTTGGAAAATGCGGTAACTGTGGAGATTTTAGTATGTTATATTCTTCACAATCGTTTATTATGCCATTTATTAAATCTGATTCATAACCAAATTCCGGCAAACATAGGTCTTGTGTGAATATGTGTTTATAAGATTCGGGTTTTGGGTCTTTTCTCGTTATCTTTAACCCACTACAAACAGATATTTGATGAACATCTTGGTCTGAAGAGTCGCAATAGTAATAAGCCTTTATGGAACCATCATTCAGCCTAAAGTCTTTGAAGTCCTTTCTTGTGTCAGATACGCATATAAGATTATCTGTAGAGGTCTCTACATTACTGTGGATTTTGATTAATTCTTTCCACCCGTCTTTGTTTTTAGCGAATAAGAACGTATCTTTATCTAGAGCCATACCAAGTATTGGCTTTATACCCTTCTCTTTGCATAGTTTGAAGAATTCTACGCATCCAGATATGGTTTTCATATCTGTAATACCACATACTGTATATCCGCATTCCTCACACTTAGCTATTAATTCTTTCGGTTTAGAAAAACCGTATTGTAGACTATAATGAGTAAAATTAGCCAATGGTACAAACATTAATTACCTTTTCCTGGTGCATCGTAATTTGAAGAATTAAATCCACTCGCCTTGAGTTTGGTTTGTGCTAGCTTTATACCGTAAGTCTTTATACCATTTTCAACATGTTCACAAATATTTTCTTCCGTTCCTGGAAATGGCGTCTTGTAGTAGTGACACAGCCTAGTACACTTAAAGCTAGTTCTACCGGAAGAACATAATTTAGGCATTTTGGTATAACTTATCTCATAGAACTTTTTACGAAGTCTTCTTAAAAACTCTTCTTCATCTTCCTTCTCGAAAGAAAGCGAGAAGGGTCCCCCATCCCTTAAAAAAATTATAGTGAGAATCCGGTGTTTGTATTGGGGGTAAAGTTTGGAAATAGCGTAATTATATAGAAGTAATTGAGTATCTTTCATTAGTTTGTGATAGTCTTTTATTTCTCCTGTAGCCCAATCCTTTCTTTGGCCTGTATTATGTGTTGGAATCATATTTTCTGTACATAGATAAGTTTTACTAGGGCTATCTACCATGATACATTGTGTATATTTTTTACCTATAGGAATTATTTCTTTTATTTGTCTCTTATTAGATTTTCCTGGACCCCATTCAGACTTTATCACATTAGCTTTTCTTGGTAGTAAAAACGGATTTATATTAATAGGTCTAAAGAAAATATCATAAGATGAAACCGTTAATCCAAATCCATTCTTTTTTAATTCCTTTAGATATGGTCGTTGTCCTAAACTAAGTAAAACTTCTTTAAAATCTTGTGATAGTTTTTTATTACAATTAACAAAATGACCCTGTTTTCTTATAGGATTTGCATATCCATCGCTATCCATAAGACCTCTTACTAAATCTAACCTTTGTGTAAAAGAAGATTTTTTATATATATTTGGTATATGTTTGTTATTTAACAATCCCAATTTTCTTAACTCAGTTGTTAAACTAATAATAGTATGACTAGGACAACGTTTACCGCCTCCAGAAATATCTTTACCTATTTTATATCCTCTTCTTTGTATTTCTTCAAATATAAATTCATCATTACCACAAATTTCTCCACATCTATTTCTACCATCACCAAGCCAAACTCCTAAAACATATGGATCAATTGGTAATGGTTTATTATCATATTTCACAACTTTTGCCGTATCTATATTATCTTTTATTTTTAAATCTTTTATTTGGACTTCTTTTCCATTCGATAATAACCAAATATGTTCATCATCACATTCTACTTCACTAGTATCATCAAACAATATTCTATAACAATCTTTATATTTAACTTTAGATTTGCCAGTGACAATGGTTTCATTGCCATCTTTATCGTACAAAGTATCTCCAACAACTACTTCTCCCATAGTAGTCCAACCATCAGGTGTTAATAATTTAGTTTCTAATGGAAGCCCTTTATAGTCTCTTACCTCTATAGTTTCTTCGTCTAACTCTGTTACTAAGTCAATAGTTCCCTTTATTGCTAATTGATAACTTTTACCCTCGTAAGTAAATTTAGCCCAATCTTCTTCTATAGGTATATCAAAGAAGGGTTCTGGGTCTAGTATTTTACTATTTCTAGGGTCGTAAATTCCCGAATATTGATCTGTTATAACTTTACATAAATCAAGACAAAAATTAAAGTCTTTTTCTGTGTACTCATGTATGCACTTAGAGGAATAATACAAAAAACTCTTCCAACATAAATCATTGACAAATTGTTCTGTTACAAATTCAGATTTCTTCCAATTTATAGTACCAAGTTCTGGATCAATATATTTAAAAGAGGCTTTTCTATTGGGGTTTTCTTGTAGTTGTTTTTTACAATTAGCTAGAATTTCCATAGTCTTATGGACTATTGTTCCTAATTGTGCTTTTTGATTTGCTGGTGCTTTATGTCCTAATACATATTGAATAAAGTACTGCATTTGACAAAATTCGTGATTTCCAAGGCTACTACTTCTAAAGTATATAGTAGGTATATTGATTCCCATTATTTAGCTATTTCCTCAAATCTGAATGACAACGTGTTAATAAAATCTTCATGCGATAACATAGAGTTATCTATAACCATATCATAATCACGATATCCATCCAGGGCAATTTCGCTTTCATGTTTAAGATTAAGGACATTTCTAGTTAGTTTTATCAATCTTCCCTTATTCTTTCTTATAGCTTTAGCCTCATTTAGAAATCTAAGGTCTGTTATAATGGCTATTTCTGGTTGTTCCTGTTGTATTGTTCTTATGGTTTTATTTACCCATACATTATCGTATATTCTTCTCATTACTTCTGTTCCGAAATACTGCATTATTTCTATACCAGACATTGGGCCTTGTAAAGTAACTTCCCCTGGCATATCTTCCCAATTTATATGAGTTTTTACATTTCTTTGTTCCTCATTTCCGTAAACCGATTCTTCAGAAACATCGAATAAATCAATTATCATATCTTTTAGGGGTTTTGCGAAACTATAGCATTTAACATAGGGCCAAATAGTTTGTGAGGCATGAATATAGAATTCTTCGTCTCTTCTATCTAAATCTAGCACTCCCCAATCTATACTACCATCACTAAAAGCGGTTTCTACTAAAAGTTTACCTTCTTCATTAATAAAGAAGTCCTTTACTAAACCCTTGTCCTTTAGTACTCTACCGGTAATATAATTTCCAAAAGTATTCTTGCCAGAACGTTTCTTACCTGCTATACCTATTATCATTAATAATATCCTTTTAAATCTAATAAAATATTTTCTTTTATGTATTGAGGGGACATTTTCCCTATATCTTTTTTGGACGAAAATCTTGGGAATATTAGATTGTAATACCTACCCAAATTTCTCATTATAAGCGTTTTAGACTCTCTGCCTGCTGTATCATTGTCTAGTAATATAATCAAGTTTGTAACACAAAGATTATCTATCTTCTGTCTTTGAGCCTGGGAAAACTCTTTACCCATTAATGAAACACAGTTCATAACACCGGCCTCATACATTCTCCAAACATCCCCAGAACCTTCTACTATAAAAGCGACATTCTTTTCTTTGATTTTTTCAGCCGCCCTATGATAGTTATATAAGTAATTAGTCTTTTGGAAACTTTTATCTACTAGAAATTTTGGTTCTAGCCAATCTTTGGTTGATCTATAAAGGTTGGCTATAACCTTCATTCCATCGTCATTATGTACTGGTATTACAGCCCTATATCTTGATATGCCGGTTTTTAGTAATGAATCTCCTATATTGAAATATGTAAGGGTTTTTGGGTCATACATCCTTTGTTTTACGAAATACTCGGAAGGTATAACTACATCTTTAAAATTGTTATCAATCTCTGGGGGCTTTGTAGTATTATTACTATATATCCCCTGTAGATATGTTAGTAAATCAACTTCTTTATTTGGTACAAACCCTGTGGCTTTAATATTGAAGGTTGAAGTTACCCATTTTAGGACATCTACAAATTGATAATCTTCCCCCTTCTTGTGTAAAACGCCCCTTATCAAACCAAATATGTCGTTCCCAAACTCTTGGTGACAATTACTAGTCCAACAAATCCACTTACCATTTTTGTAATAACTAAAACTTCTATCGCTATCTCCGTCATGTATAGGACACTTACAAGAAATAAAATTACCTGTATTGTCACACTCTATACCAAGTTTCTCAAATACTACAGATATATTTTCTTTTAAAAACTTCTCTATATCTTTTATACTATTCTTCAAGATCAAGCTCTATGTTTTCGGTTTCACCACTTTGTACTAACCCTCTATCATTTAATGATCTTCTAGCCTCATTCCTTGTACCTATTTCTTTAATAAGGCCAATACTACCATCAAACGATATGTTGATATAATCTCCATAATCTAAACCTGCACCGTGTCTAGAAACTATAGGTACTAATTTTCTATTACCATTCCTAACTCCATCATCAGCCATTTCTTCTAGTGTTTTGTGCTTGAAAATTGTAAAGGATGTACATAACCACACAATTCTATCAGAACCGCTTACTACATCGGTACTTTCCCTTGTCTCGCCTTCTCTGTTCAACTGTACAAACGAAAGACATGGAATATCTAACTTAACGCATATATTATGAAGTTCACTAATTTGAAAACCCAATGCTTGATACTCTTGTATATTTGCATTGATACTACTAGAACTCATAAGTTTCAAATAGTCATAGATAACAAGACAATCATTAGTCTTACCTTCTTCGTTTTTACCAACAACCTGCATAACCCATCTTTTGATATGATTGGCTATTACGTTAAATGGTTGACCGGCGACATTAATATAGTAATAATTAAATTTAGAAAATTTTAAAGCAGCTTCTTTTACAAGCTTTTTCTTTTCTTCACATTTTCCAAAGCTTCCGTTTTCTATTTCATCTAATGTCACACCACTTAAAGAAGCTAATATTCTATGATAGTGATCTTCTTTAGACATTTCTGTATCAAGTAATAATACAGGATAATTTTTTGTAGAACATATATTAATAGCCATAATATCAGAAATAAAACTTTTTCCGACTTTGCTTCTTGCCGCTATAACATTAACCGTTTTGCGTCTTAGTCCACCACCTATAGATTTATCATATCTAGTAAATCCAGTTGGTATACCTACAAAATCACAAGGATTATTTTCAAGAAAATCTACATATTCTAATATATCTTCCCCAAATTTCTCTGGCTTTTCTCCTATAGATTCCATAGATATAGCTTTAACTAGGGGTTTTTCAACTATATCAATTATTTCATCTATAGATTCCATACCAGAAACCGAATTAAGATTTTCTAGTATCTTTTTAGCCTCTTCTTTTAGACCCCTTAAAAAAGATAGTTTCTTAATTTGTGCGGCAAACTTAAATACGTTGTCTTTGTTTATATTTAAAGTTTTTAAAGATTTGATATAATCCAGGTCTGAGCTAATTTCTTCTTTTAGATTTAATTCTGTTGCGGCAGACGTTAAGGAAGGAACGTCTATACTCATACCCTTTTCTATAATGTATCTTAAACATCTATATATTATAGCGTTTTGGTCATTATAAAAGTCAACTTCCTCTATTATATCCTGTATTTCTACATATACTTCTGATCCGTACTGAAACAGTCCAGAAAGTACAGCCCTTTCAGAGCCAAAGTCGAAATCTTTTTTATCCACCAATACACCTTTCGCATCTATAGTAATCGGTAGTTGGTAAACTAGTTGGAATTTCTACTTCCCTAGCACAAATACTACATTTGATTTTCTTTTTAGATGCCATAGGTCTAAAATCTGTAGGCTTCTGTCTAACAACCTTTTTATCAAAATCCTCTAAAGGAACACCACCATCATCAGTCCAAGTATTAAGACCGGCTTTTACTGGAACCCTACCTCTCACAGAACCTTCTTCTTTTTTTATAGTAGAGAAAATAGTGCTAACAACTTGTGGTTGTTCCTCTACTTTTACCTTGTTTTTAGAACCCTTTGGTCTGCCCCTCTTTTTCTTTTCTTCACTCATAAAGTCTCCCTTTGTTAAAAAGTATATTAGACATAGATTTTAAATTTTCTATTTTACCATTGAGCAAGGCTATTCTTGAGTTTATATGAGAAGAAAGCTTTTTAATATCCTTACCTATAGTAACCGTATTTAATAATATATTTTTTTTGTTATCAGCTTTCGCGTATTTGTATTCATCAGAGTCTTTTGATACGATACCCATATTTAAGACTTCGTTACATATATCCATCGTTATTTCATCTAGCCATTGATTTACAGCCATATTTTTATTTAATTCATCTTGTAGTAAACTAGCGGCTTGTAAGATATGATAGCTAGCGTCTAAACATTCGCTCTTTTTCATATTCTTCATTTCATTAGGTGTCAAGTTACAATATTCTTCACAATAGCTTGTATCTTTAGTATAGTCTATATGGTGTTGAGCCATATAAGAGTCTATTTCTTTTCTAAAGTTGTCATACAGAGATAAGTAACTCTCTCCAATTGTGTTGTTCGTCATATTTTAGTATTACTACCCCTATATTATTTAATTCACAAAATCTTATTTTTTCATTGTCTCGTTTTAAAGATTTAAGATATCCTATTTTACTTTTATGAAAAAAGGGTATATATGAGTAATGCTGTTCCCCATGAACTTCTATTACTAGATTTAAGTTTGGAACAAAAAAATCTAAATACAATTTTGTCCCAGGTATTTTAACTTCTTCTAGAATAGAATATGAACCATATATACTTTTAATTTCTTGTCTTGCGAGTATATGGTATTTTGATCTTGGTCTGGATTCATCTTTGAATACCCTAAATTTAGACATATTCCATTTATAAGACCTACCATTTAACCCCTTTACAGTTTTCATGCCTTAGCAATTTCTTCCATCAGAGTTTTGAACGCTTCATTATTTTGTTTAAAATAATCTATCAGCTTTTCAGAACCTTGGAATTTTTCTTCTCCTATATAATACCAAGCACCAGCCTGTTTTATAATACTAAGTTCTAGAGCAATCTGAAACATTTCTTGTACTTCGTCTATCCCTTCTCCATATCTTAGCCACCCTTCTGCTTTAGAACCTGGAGTACCACCTACATTACTTGTTATAACTTCCCAAAACATTCTATGACCTATTTGTTTTTCATCTTTGTCCGACCATTTTTGGGTGTGAGTTATTACAACATTTGTTCCTGCCTGATATTTTATCATGTTTCCACAATCAGATAATTTCGACTTACCCATTCCAGAAGTGTTTGCTATATTATGTGTTATCATAATCATAACAGTTTTATTTTTAACTAAATGTGGGGCTATTTTCTTACAGAACAAAGATAAAAGCCTTGGTAATGAGTTTCTTATACCAACCTTTATTTCACCATCTAGTTCTTCTTTTGGAATCATATTAGAAGTAGAGTCTACTATAATTATAGAATTTGGGAGCATCTTTGTATACTGCTCAATAATTGTGAGATAATCTTCTGCTGATAATATTGTATCTTCTGTAGATTCTACAATATGTATTTTTTCTGGGTTTAAATCTTTTACACCTTCAAAATTTTGTCTAGATAATCTATTTTCTGTATTTATATAGATTATATTTTTGTCCTTTTGATGTTTTGCCGCGAAATGTAATGCAGAAGTTGTTTTTCCTGCTTTAGCATCTGATGTTATAATTACCATACTTCCTTCTCTAAATCCGCCCCCTAACGCTAAATCAAGACAGGGCGATACAGAGAGTGTTTTGAGAGAGTTTATACTCTTCAAAACTTCTGACCCGCTTCTTATTACATTGCCATACTTCTTAATGATGGATTCATTTATGTCTTTTATATTTACTTCTCTAACACCTTCTTCAACTTTTTTCTTCGCCATTCTTTATGCCTCTTAATTTACTAAGTTTGGTTGATCCAAACGTTTTTCTTGTAGAATTACCACTCGGCAACTCTATTATATCTGAAACCGATTCTCGCTCTCTTTTTTCTTTAATTATTTTTTCGTGCTTTTTTAGATAAGGTATTATAGAGGGGTTTATCTTCCAGCCTCTACCCCTACCATTTTGTATGCCTATAAGTAGAAACCTCTTAAAGTCGTCTGAGTTTAGAAAAGATAAAATAACATCTTCTCCATATTCTTTAGCTAACTCTCTTGCGGCATTTAGTTGTTTAAGCCAAGTCCAATGATCTTTACAGCCCTTTGTCCAAAATTTGTATTCGGGCTTGCCTATATTAAGCCTCTCGGCCCTTTTTATTATTACAAGTTCTGCGACATAAGCTTCGAATGTACAATACTCTCCTGTATGTATGTGTTTATATTTATACCTATCTGACTGCTCTTTTTGAAATTCCCTATTAAATAAGCTAGGCTTTTCCACATTCTTCTTTCTGAAAATTAAAGGCTTCTTCAAAACAATCTTCTATATTGGAAGACTCTGTATATTTCTCTATAAGGCCCGTATTTATGTAAATTTTTTTGTTCACAACTCTGTCTTTTAATGCACCTATAGTTGTTGTGTGTATTGGTTCTTCACCTATTCTACCTAAAATAGACCTTACTAGATACACACCTTCACAATCTTCTGGTATAACTGTTTCTACGATTTGAGACCTATATTGTAAACATACTTTAGTTATTTTCTTTTTCATTGCTACAACTTTATACCAATCGTTGTAGTCATTAAATGCTAAGAAGTTTTCACCAAAATAAATCCAAAACCATATTTTGTACTTATCGTCTTTATACGCTTCTCGCCACTTATCTTTAGAAAAAACTATCATTGCTTAATCTTTACTATATAATCTTTTTCTGGTTGTGCTTTTACAGTTTTTCTATTATCATCGCCAGATTCAGATGCGGCTTCTGTCATAACTACAGTACCACTACGTTTGGCGAAATGGTCTTTTAGGACTTTTTCTTTTCTAACACTTGTTATGTTTGACTTTGTATTTATGTTTTCATTTATGTATTTCTTTACAAAATAAACAGTTCTATCAATCTCTTTGGCTAATACTTCTGGGTCATCATTTATATGCCCATCTAGATAAAACTTTTCTACGTTGCTAATCGGGCCTTTTTTAGTCATTAAATATTCTCCTATTAATCATATTGAAAGAATTTATTTTTCTATCTTTAAGATACTGTATGTATTTATTGAAAAGTTCTTTTGTAACATTCTTAAACTTAAAGTGATTTTTAATTGTGTTTTCTCTGTGAGAATATCCGCCACCTGGATTATATATCGAACCGGCAAATATCGCAACCTTGAACTCTTCCGAATTTTTAGATTTTATATGTTTAGCAACTATAGTATCAGATTCACCACATTCCAACCCTTTAGTGTTATAATTTATAACTGACGTTAAATCATCTATCTTAAAATATTCTTCTTGCATTATACCCTCAACTTTCTAAAGCCTTTAATACTTTTCCAATTATACCATTCCTTTGTATGTCTGATGTATCGAATTTAACATTTCCAATACCCTTTATATCTTTTAACTTGTTTATACAATATAGAAGAGAAGATGGGGTTTTTCTTAGGTCTGTTTGGTCTAAGTCTCCATTTATAATTACCTTACTATCTTGGCCTATTCTTGTTATGAACATCTTTAACTGTTCTAGCGTACAGTTTTGGGCTTCATCTAAAATCATTATAGCATTATTAAATGTTGAGCCTCTCATTAATTCTAGTGGCTTATATAGTATAAACCCCTGACTAAAATAGTCTTTATACATATCTCCCAAAAAGAATCTAAAATTTTCTTCTAGTGGTAATAGATATGGCATTATTTTTTCATCTAATTCTCCAGGTAATGCTCCTATATCTTTACCAGTACAAACCAAAGGTCTTGTAACTACTATTCTTGATATATCTCCCTTATGTAATTTTTCAGAAGCTAAACCAGAGGCTATGAATGTATTATGTGTCGGTATAAAATTATTAGTAATATATAAGTGTTTATCATCATCAATAGATATACATTGACAATCTTTGACTCCTATTCTACTGATAGAACTAATATAATGATAATTAGTTCCTTTTTGTTTCTTTTTTAATCTATTTAATTTTCTATCCAAAGAAAATAACTTTAAATTTTGAATATCTTTAATATATAATCTATAAGAATAATTATGAGTAGTTTCCTTTCTGTTTATTGAAACTATACAACCTAAAGATTCAAGAATTTCCTTCATATCATAAGCCAAATCAATAGAAGATGATGAATATTCAATATTTCCATTTTTATCAACGCAACCATCAGTATCCATTAATCCCCGTATTAAATCTAATCTTACGGATAGGCTATTGTATTTATATTCATTTGGAATTTTTTTATCTAATGATGACTTACCCATCAAATTTAAATTTTTTAGATGTTCTTTGTAAGGGTTTTTTATTTGTGGACAAGATTTTTCTTTTTTAGTAATAGAATAACAATATTTATTAGATATTTTTTTTATTTTTAATTCTTCTGGTAATCTTTCCCTTACTAAATCTATAATTTGTTTATCATTTGAGGTTATAATTATATTGCCTTGAGTTATACCACCATCCCCTAAAATAACACCTAAAATATATGGATCTATTGTTATTTCTTGATCATTAAAATATGCATATGATATTGGTTTGATTCTATATATATATCTATTCCAAATACCTCTATCTGTATAAATACTTCTAAACAATTTTTCTTGAAGCATCTCTTTTGTTGTTATAACCTTTTGTTCCCACGTTCCAGATCTATTAAGTTTTTCAACAAGCCATAAATGATCTTCGCAACATTCTACAGAATGTCCATTCTTAAAATTGATAGAATAAACCATTTTTTTTCCTTGAGGATATATAGCTGTAATTTTGGCTACTCCCCCATGAGGAACACAAACATTATCATGTATTTTAACACTACCCATATTTACAGGACCATTTGGTGTTACAACAATAGAATCTAATGGCTGAGCTTTACCGGTTCCACTAGGTCCTGTACAAAAAGTAATATCGTTTTCTATAATTGATAAAATGTAATCTTTCTGGTTCTCTGTTTTATAGGAAAGTGGAACTACTTTAGATTTAACACACTTCGTCATAAATAAGCCTCATGTAAATTAAAAAGGAATTTCATCTGAACTACCAAAACCCTTTTCCCCTCTATCTGTAGAATCTAGGTCTTGAACAATATCTATATCAAAACTATAGTATTTCTGAATTATCATTTGAGCTATTTTATCGCCGGTATCTATTTCTACATCTGTATTACTAGTGTTTAATAGACACACCATTATCTCTCCACGATACGATGAATCTACGACACCTGCAAGAACGTCTATACCTTTTTTTACAGATAGACCTGATCTAGGCCAAATAAGACCTACAAGATCTACAGGTATTGACATAGCTATACCTGTTTTAAATGTTGCTCTCTCATAAGCTGGTATAACTTTTGTTTCTATTGAATACAAGTCATAACCAGCGTCACCATTATTAGCTCTTGTCGGAACTACAGCTAATGTGTCAAGAAGTTTTACTTTCATATTTTCCTTTCTAAGGTTTTACTATTTTTTTAGGTATTAACTCTATTATACCTAATTCTCCTAAAATTTGTATTATATTATTTACACCAAATGATCCAATAACAAGTACAAAGATTAACATAGATGTCTTTGGATACTTTTTAATCATTTTTATGGTATAACTAAACCATTTCGATTCTTCGTCTATTGGTTCTGTACAGGATTTTTCTACAAACTCTGTCATGTTCTTAGCCATTTGTACTATTTCTTGAGTTAGTTTGTCTAATTTAACCAAAACTTGTCTTACAATATCCTGCTGCTCTCCATCAATAGGATGCCAAGAACACAGATAAAAATCGTTTTGTTGTCCATTTATTTCTGGGCATTTCATAATATGAAATATTCCCCAATCCGAGTCTCCGTTCCTTTTTATAAATCGTTTGTGTACAGCGTAACTAGAAACATAGTCATTCTTTATTATATCTAGATTGTCCAAGTCTTTTTCAAAACTATCGCCTCTAGGACTAAAATCAGAAGATTTTTTATTAATAATTTCTGATTGTAAATATCCGATCCAATTACAAAACGCCCTATTAGCCCATACTATGCTACCATCAGATTTTGTAACCAATTTACAATATAGGGAATTTGAAAGCCAGTGTCTTACTACATCGCAATCTAATATTTTTAAACTCATAGTATATCTCGCAGAAAAAAAATTTAGGATAATATAGTTATATACACCTATATTTTCACTATTTCACAAGCTCCAGCACTACAAGCTTGGGCTGTATAGTTAGATATATCCTTATATTCTGGGGCTTTTAGGGCTTTTGAAAAGTCTATTTCTCTCATTTCTCTGTTTATAGACTCCCATTTATGGTACAAATGTATGTCTTTTAGACAATATACAAGGGTTTTTAGGTCATTTTTGAAGTAGTTCTTAGCAAATTTCTTTGCCCGACCTACCCAATACTTTTTAAGCATTACCTGTTCTCTAGTACCAGAAATAGGGATATCTGGGTCCACAATACAATCACAAGCATCCCAAAGATTATTGTTAAAATAGTGTAGACCATCTACAATTAAACCGGAAATAAATATTGATCCTTTACCGTATTTCTGGAAAATTTCTTCAGCATTTAAAATTGAAGTGAATGGGGCTTGATTAAAGTCTTTATCCCCATAATCAGAAATGAAACTTACGGCTGTAAAGTCGTCCTTATTTTCCCATATATAGTCTATAATTTGTGGCTTGTCATCTATAATAATAGTACAATTATGTGTTAAAACATTATTTTCCATAACAAAACTATTTGTTTCTGGTTCTTCTACGCAAAAAACGTTTTCATAAATTTCGGTTGATTTAACGCTTTCTACTATCCATTTTTTACTGTTCTGAGACTTATTTTTAAGATAATTAGAAAATCTATCTTTCTTTTTATCATGCTTCATAAAATCTATATCTATAGAATCTTTATTTATTGATATTGTATAAAAATGCGTATTTTTAGATGGATAAGAACCTTTTCCTCTTTTATGTGTCGAAATATTATTTACAAAAACTTTACCTAAAAATGAATTTTTTTGTAACCATTCCAGATTTTCTTTATTAGCAGAAGCTAAAGACATAGTTCTTCCATCTATAGAAATATGTCCATCTGTTGCAAACCAACCTGAAATAAAACTTCTAATATAAGATTCATATTTATTTTTTGGAAATTCTTTCCAATCATTCGGTAAACCATATATTCTAATATGGTCTTCTTTTTCTATGGTTTTATATCCAGCTAATTCAAAATATTCAGCTAAACACTTATCGTCAAATAAATAAATTTGACATTTATTATTTTTTTTATGTAATGTTCCGTCTCCGAAAACACAACCATGCAAAAACGCATCTAAATTAAAGTCTGGAAAAATATTAAAATCTACATTTTTAATTTTCATTCCAGGTTCCAAATCTATAGTATTTCTAATTTTAATATTTGGCGAATTTCTTCTATCCCAATTTTTAACAACTAACCATTTATGATTATCCGTTGTTTTAATAGTTTTATATTGACTACCCTTTCTTAATATAATTTCATATATTTCTTGTTCTCCACCATGTATAACTTTGGATTTAGAAAAATTACCAATTCCATTTAGAACATTAATAGAATCTAATTTAGAAATTTCTTCAAAAGATTTTAAACCTTGATCTGTATAAATTTTTTCAGAAGCACTAAAACAACTACAATTATGATTTATTTTGGGCGATATACCAAGTTCTTTTCTAGTTCCTGGTAATATCCAATTTTCTTGTACTAGCTTTATAAATTCTAAGTGTTTTACCCCATGCATACTATTCTTAAACATAGCCCCAGTTGGGTTTATGATAGGTACGAAAACCACATAATCTGTGTTATTTGTAGACCAAACGCTTTCTTCTAATAGAAATGGCATGTTTTCATTAAGCCACTTAGCTATATCAGTGTTTTTGTTAAGCTGCATTATTCTAAAGTATGTTTCAGAATGCTCTGGATGTATTCCTGATGAAGTTTGAGCTATTACACTGAGATTACCTTCGGGTTTTACGCATGTTGTTCTAGCGGCTTTATTTATACCTAATTTAGCGGCAAGTTTTTCGTTTGTTTCAAGTATAACCTTAACGCCTTCTTGAAGCCATTCTTTGTTAAACAATTTAGGATTATTCATCCATCCCGTAATAGAAACACCGAGTAAAGCCTCTTTCTTGGTAAGTTCTTCTGTTTTATTTTTGAAATATGAAAAGCTTGTATATCCAGCTTGTAAAGTGCCTAATACAGCTTCATCCCGACACGCCCTAAGAAAATCTTCCTTATTCTTTATTTTTTCAGCATTCATAGATGTAAGATTACATAATTGCACACCAAACATATCTTTATTTTCTTTTATAAAATTTGGCAACTCTTCATATGTTATTTGTGTTAAATCTTTATCTGTAAGTATTGGGGTAAACGAAATCTCGTAGCAATTATGAACTTTAAAACCATTGCATTCAAAAGCTTCAATTCCAAATTGTACAGCACAATCATATACATTATCAAGTCCGTCTAATTCGCAAATAGAAACAATTCTTTCCTCAAAAGATTGTTTATAGAATTTTTTAGAATAATTATTTAAAATTTTATTAATAATATGTTTTTTGTCTTCATTTAATATATTTATTATAGTAAATTTATCAATAGCTTCTTTAGTAATACATAATTCGTAACTATTTTGAATAGGATATATTTTACTCCCACCTTTACCATCTGGAAGAGTATTAAAACCATTTAGACATTTATTTCTATCTTTATAAATCTTTGAATATATACCTATAGCATTTAACGCTATTTGTAAATTTTCTAAATTTTCTAGTTGTACAGAAGTTATTCTAATAGAATTACCTTTTTTCTGATTAAATGCTACTGTTCCATCTGCATCAAAGTATCCTGCTATCAATCCGTTTATATAATTAAAATCACCAGATAAAAGTTTTTTACTTAACCTTTTATTACTAATAATAGATTCATCTTTTTCTTTAATAAATTTATATAAACCACCACTACTTAAACGTGAATAAACTTCAGAATCTTCTTCTAATTCTTTATGAGGTTTTCCGATATTCCAATTCAAATCTTTAATATATTTAATACATTTATTGTGATATTTATGATTATCTTTACCCCAAAATTTAATTTGACAACTTTCTTCAATAAAATTTCCATCAGCTAAAAATGACCCAACCAAATACCCCTTTTTAAAGCTATCTGAATTATAATCAAATTCTATATTAAGCTTGGTATTATTAGAAATAATAACCTTATCAGCAATCGCTAATTTACACGCTGGAACTAAACCCTCGTCTGTAAACATTATATGTTCATGTGTAACTTTTATTTTCCTACCATACTCAGTCTCTATTTGTAATAATTTTTTAACACCTGTTTGTCTAAAACCTGAAGAGTCAAAATTAATACTATCTAAAATTATTTTATTATTATTTTTTAAATCTTCCGGAAAATATAATCCATATGGAGTATTAATTAAAGAATCTGATGACACACAAGGGTTAAACATATCAAACCAACTATTAGCAAAAGCAAATCCTATATCATTATCCCCGTCATTTAATTTAACTATTTCTTCAAATTGCTTTTTTTCAACTATATTTCTTAGCAACAAAACAGAATTATTACTTCTAGCTCTTTGTGGATTAGTTTGTCTCCAATTTCCAATTTTAGCATATATCATTTCAGTATCATTAGGGTCTATAATCATATTAAGCGCACTACGTCTTACACCACCTGATAGAATACAATCTGATATATGGCAAATTATATCGAAAACATGTATGGGTCTTAATTTGTATACTTTTTGATCTATAAGATTATCTAGAAACTTTTCTATTACTTCTAACGATTTCTTTAATGGGTCTGGTCCAGGGGCTTTGAAACCACCACTTATAAGCGATCCGTTTGGCCTAATTAGAGAATAATCAAATCTTATCTTACAATTAGCATATTCTGGAAATGTTTGTTTATCTACAAAATAAGAACTCATTAATACGCCAAATGCATCTGCCCATCCCTCTATACTATCTTCGATAACAAAAGTCTTTGTACCATTTTCTCTGTCTTTTATATTAGATATGTTATCAACAAAGGGTTTCATAAGACTAACACCAACCCCGCAACCATTTATGAGTAAATAACATATATTCTGAAATATTTCATTGCTTACAGCATGAGTAACTGAGCAGTTATACAATCTTAGGTTACTTCTCTTAACCTGCGGATATCTAAATTGAAGATTTCTCTGGCTGGCAAAAACCTTCATTTCTTTCATAGACTCTAGTGCGGAAGCTAGTTCTTCTTCTATATCAATGCCGCTGTATTTTTTCCTATGTCCATCTACTATATCTTCACAAGCCTCTTCCCATGTTTCATATCTTCCCAAATCTTCCCTCCATTTCAAGTAATCTGAATGAAGCTTAATATCCGATAGAAACTTTTTTCCGTTATTTTTTTTCATATTGTCTCCTATGTATATAAAAAAAACGCTCTTTCAAGCGTTTCTATAACCATCAATAAATAACTTTATAAGAACAATTATATATATCCAAATCAATATATAATAAATCCAA